TATCCAAAGAAAATAGGAAAGAAAAAAGTAGAGGATAAGTTTAACTCTATTGATTTTCCTATTGATAAAATTTTAAAGAATATAGAATTACAAAAGCAGTCGGAACAATGGCAGACACAACAATACATACCTAATCCAGAAACCTATCTAAACCAAGAAAGGTGGGAAGATGAAGTTGTATTGGAAGCAAAGCCAGAAGAACCAATTTATATATACGAGTGTAAGATTTGCAATAAAGTAAAAGACAAGTCGCCATATAGAGATATGTATATATCTTGTTGCGACAAACAAACACAACCAAGAAAGGAATACAAATGAATAGTAAGGATTGGGAAATCGTAAAAAAAAGAATAGATGAGTATGACAAAGCAAATGCTTGGGAACACTTAGATAAGTTTGATAATTCACACGAGTGTGAAAACGAACAAGAAGGGAACGCAGATGAGCAAAGTAAATAATAGTAAAGAGTTGCAAGACAACAAGGAAAGAGATTTATATTTTTCTTTCTTTGAGGAACTAAATAGAGTCCATAGTATGTATAGAAAAGCAATAAAGTTGTCAAAAGATATATCTATAAAAAGATATACACAGAAAGAATATAGGTCTTTTGTTGACCAGATTGTAATGGAGTGCATAGCACTATCAGAAATAGAAAGGGACGAGAAATGACCAAGATGTCAGAATTATCAAGGCAAACAGAACAAGACAACATAGCATACATTAATAGTCTGTGCGATGACGACAAGGAATTATTGTCTACTTGCTGTGGAGCAGGAGGATTAGGTAATATTCACGAGTTTGACGGAGAGCATTATGGTTTATGTGCTAGTTGTAAAGAGCATTGCGACTTTGAGTATGAGGATTTATAATGTCTAGTAAAAGTCTAAAACCAAAAATAGATACATCGTGGGATATAAATGTTGAGGGTAAATTGAATTGTAATAATATTATTTTCCATACTAATAAATATCAACGAATAGTGTCAAAACTTAAAAAATATAATGATTTCATAAAAAAACCAAAGGGGTAAAATGAGAGAACAAAAAAATAACTACGAGAGTAAAGAAAGAACTAAGCAAAGCTATCTTATGACTAAAACAGCAGATGAATTGTCTAAAGATAAGAAATGGCATAGCTTTGTTCAAGAGTGCATAGATGAACACGGATATAGTTGGCATTACCACGCAAGACAACAACCATTTGGCAGGTATGTAAAGATGAATTATTCAAAAACTAGGAGAACAAAATGAAACCACGCAGCGCAAAAGCAAAAGGAAGGAACTTCCAGAACAAAGTTAGGCAAATGATTATAGACGCATTAGATATAAATGAGTTAGATATAAAGACAGCAGTAATGGGAGAGAGTGGTATGGATATAAAGCTATCTAGCGCTGCTAGAGATAAGTTTGGTTATGCTGTAGAGTGTAAAAAAGTAGAGAAAATTAATATCTGGAAGTGCTACGAACAAGCTACTGAAAATTCAGAGGACTTAGAGCCATTGCTAATATTCTCCAGAAATAATTCTAAAGTATTAGTTTGCTTTGAATTTAAGCATTTATTAGATTTGGTTAATCAAAGTAACGGATTTAGGAGATTGACTAAATGAAAATTAATGAAGATGGTTATATTTTATCGTGTCCAAGTTGTGATAGTAAAGACTTAATAAAAAAGTCTAGACAAAAGAATTATGACGGCAGTTACAAGCAACGCTATATGTGTAAGAATTGTGGGGTCAGAACAGTAAATCCTCAATTATTAGACGCAGATATAGTTAGGTCTAATATTCAATTAGCAAAGCAAAAGCAATCAGCACAAGATGTAAACAGAATTGAAAGAAAATCATTTAGAGAACACGCCAGATACGAAAATGCAGTTACTAATCTATTATTTAACATACACGAATTATTGCAAAAGCGTAATTTTTCAAAACAAAAGTTTAAGAAAGTTAAGCAGGGGAAATCTGTGGGTGTTCTTCAAATATCTGATACACATTTTAACGAACTTGTTTCCTTACCTCATAATTCCTACGATTTTAAGATTGCTGCAAGGCGTTTAAAACACTATGTAACTAAAGCCAAACGTATATTTAAGACATATGATATTCACAACGTATTCATTGCTATTACAGGCGACTTGATTAATTCTGATAGACGTTTAGATGAAATGCTTAATATGTCTGTTAATCGTTCACAAGCAGTATTCCTAGCAGTAGATTTACTACAACAGGTAATTCACGACATTGGAGAAGATTATGCAGTTAGTGTGGCTTGTGTTACAGGTAACGAAAGTAGATTAAAACAAGAGTGGGGTTGGACAGACTTTATGGCTAGTGATAACTACGACTTTGTTATCTTTGAAATGCTACGCAGTATGTTCTTAACAAGTAATGTTAATTTCATACAAGATGACCCAAGTGAAGTAGTGGTCAATGTTGCAGGACAAAACTTATTATTATTACACGGAAACGGAAGTTTCACAACACAGTATGAAAAAAGTGTTAATCAGATTAAAGGAAGATTTTCTGGTAGAGGTGTGCAAATAGATTATATTATATCTGGGCATATACACTCTGCAAGAATTGGAGATATCGCTAGTAGAAGTAGTTCATTAGTTGGTGCTAATGAGTATAGCGAAAAAGGATTAAATCTATCTGGACGAGCAAGTCAGAATATTTATATTTTCCACGAAGATAAAAATATAGACGCTATGAAAATAGATTTACAATATGTTGGAGAAGATAGTTATGACATTGACGAGAGATTGGAAAGTTATAATGCTAAATCCTCTAACAAGTTAAAACCAAAGAAAACCATATTTGAGGTAACAATATGATACTTAAACTAAACAATGAAGAAGAACAGGTTCTGAAGTTTATGTTTAAAGATGAACGTATTAACGACTTACCACCTGCGATTAAAGACGTTGCTCTGGAAATTAAAAGAGTTGTCCATAATCCAAACAAGGTAGGTATAAAAGAATACACCGTTCACGCTTTAAATCCTGCTTGGAAAAATTGTGAAAATTGCGATGAATAAACATTAGATGAAACTAATCGGTTTATATCGTTACGTTTATAACGTAGTAGTATCGTTGTGTCTTAAATGTAAAAACAAAGGACAGGAAATGTATTATAATACAACAAACGAAACAGGTGTGCAATTAAAAGCAAACCTAGAAAAAGCTAATAATCAAACGCATTTGACATTAGCAGTTTTCCAAACATATCCAAATGACTATTTATCAGCGCAAGAAGTTTGGACATTTTTAATGGATAACGAATCAATAGAAGAACATACACCCTTAACATCTATCCGTAGAGCTATTACTGATTTAACTAATAAAGAAAAACTTGTTAAAACAGATAAAAAGGTTGTGGGTAGTGCAGGAAGAAGAACATATACTTGGAGGTTAAAGTAATGGAAAAGAAATCGTATGAACATAAAGAGAATAACGGGTCAATGTTTCCCAACGATAAAGGCGATAATAAAAAAAGACCAGACTATAAAGGCAGTATTAATATAGACGGAACTTTGTATAATATATCTGCTTGGAAAAATGAAGCAAAATCTGGAAAGAAGTATCTTGGGCTTGTAGTTCAACTACCTGTTGTAAAAGAGCAAGAAGTGCCACAGCAGCAGTTTGAAGAAAAAGACCTACCATTTTAAACTTTAGGGTGGACTGGTTATTTTCCGTATGATATATTAACATAAATAATAACGCTAATTTCCACCCTAATAAATTGGGGTAATTGTATTATAAACACAAAACTTAAAAGGAGATATTCTAACTTTGTTAAATAGTTAATTATTCTTTAATGAGAAATTGTGCGAATACTTGGCTTGGCAGCATTACCCCATAAACATAAAGGAATTAAATGAAAAATAACGATAAGATATTATGTATGATTAAACAGCGATTAGATGTTGGCGCTGCTAAGTATGGCGAACAAGTACCAATAGATGGCTCTAGGGATAATTTAAAGGAAAGTATTGAAGAAGTTCTGGATTTATGCGTCTATTTAGCTGGAGTTATGCTAGAATTACACGAAAAATATAAAGACGCTGAATAACGCTTTATTTACGGGCTTTATGCCACTTTGTTTGTTTTTGCTTACGACAACCTATCATCATCAATTTAAATCGAATCTTGAGGTATTCTAACGAGAAAAATTTCTTATAATTGTTCTTCAATTTCAATCTCTACCGAATAAACGTTATAAGCTGTTTCTGATACAGGTAATTCATTATTTACAAACCTAACTTCAAATCCGTTAGTGCTAAATCCGTCTTCACTATAAAAAAAAGAGTTAAGTTGTCCTTTGGCTAAATCAAACAAAGCTACCAATTTATTTTTATTTGCTTCGCTTAAATTTTCATATACAAGTTTTCTTGATTTTCTTGCAGTAGTATAATTAGCTACCGAAAAAGTTGTGCCACCTAAAGTTTTTCTTGAAACAACTCCATCGTAAGATTTTGAAAGGTCTGTTCCTATCTGAGGATTTTGGCTAGGAGAATATGTTGCATTGTTTGCTCCTGCTGCAGATGTTCCGAATTTTACTGATGTAATTGCCATAATTTAATTTACCTATTTTTATATCTCTCTCAAAGTTACTTTTAAACTTCCTGCTGCTCTAGTTATGCTTGTTACTATAAACTTGCTTCCAGAGTTACCACTAAACGTTCCTCCGAACATTGGCAATACAGCAGATACAGAAGATTCAAACTGACAGAAATCTCCTACTTCCATACCATAAAAGTAATTACTTCCCACCAAAGAGCTTTCTGGGTTTAATAATTCTATATTAGCTATTAACTTTGGAACTCCGTTTATATATCTATAGTAATTAGCAAAACCATCATTTCTGTTTCCAGAGCCAGTATTAGTAGCCCCTATAGCGCCTATAAGTATATCTAGTTTATTCGTTGCTATATTTTCATTAGTTAATATATTGTAATTTGTTCTAATAGAGTTTGTTGTATCTTCAGACGTCTGTTCTTTTAAATGTTTTTCATTGATTGGACTGCGTTGATATTTTATTATTCTCTTTGTAATTAATTTATCTACAGGTGTTACACCTAAAGAAAAAGAGCTTATATCGGAAAGTCCTATCTTATGGTCGGCTGTAATTGTTCCGTTAGGAATATAAATATATTGTGGCGTTTCGTCCGAAGTTCTAAATCTGAATGCAAACCCACCTTCAAATTGACATTTTTCTAATAACTTATTTACGTCCACTTCTTTTGTTGTCCAGTATTCGCACTTCCAAGAACTTCTAGCAGTAACTAAATCTGCATAGTTTGACGTGTTGGCTAACGGAGTTTCTGAACTTCCTCCCCTACCAGTAAACCTAGATAATAAATCTCTGTGCATATCAACCATATTAGTTACCGTTCCACTAGAAAAAGATTTATCGAATCCATCTCCTCCACAATATAGCTGTTTTATTCCAGTAACAGCCGATTGATGTTCGAGTGGATTTGATTCTGTGTCAGCAGTTCCTTCGTCTATTATTTCTGCTGTTGCTATAATTTGTATGTCTTTTATCTTAACTGTCATAGAGGAAGATTCTGCATTGTGCATATTAATGCTTTTAAAAAATAAAGCTATTTCAAAACTTGCTGGTGCATTACCATCTGATTTTGAATAATCGGCAAGAAAGTTAAAAGTGTGTGTGTAAGAGCCGTTTGCGTCTTTAGCATCATCGCTTTCAGTTTCTGGCGTAACATCTCCATCAAATGTTCCTATACATTGAGCTGAAACTTCATATAAATCTTGACTGCTTGAACCACCAAACCCGTTAGTATAATCTGCTACATCGTAAGATATAAAAACAGAATAAGCAGTAACTTTATGCTCCTCTTTTGTTGTGGAGAATTTTATTTTATAAAAATCTTGCGCATCTTTATTAGAATTGTTGGCAGCAGAAGTAACCCTGTGTTTAACTTGAAAAAAACTAGAAGTGCTTATATCTACGGCATTAGACAAAGGTTTTAATTCTTCTAACAAAAATGGGTCTAAGTGAACATTGTCGCTATCTATAATTTCCGAAGTGGAAAGAGTTTTAGGTCTATATCTGTATGTTCTTTTAAGATTTAACTCTGACTGCATAACATTTCTATTAGTGTCATTAGTAGCACCTTCGTAATCATCATAAGATGTTATATTGTTAGTGTTACCTAATTGTTCTATTGGAGCAAATATTGGGTAATCATCTAAATTCCTAAAAGCGTCTTTAACTGGATAATGTAAAAACTCATTAGTAAGAGCTTTATGTACTAAACAATTATATTTTCCATCAGCTAAACTGTCTACCTCTACAGGAAACATTTTAACATCAGCATCTGCATCTACTGGGTTAGCGAAAGAACTAGCAGTAGAAGCTACCGTTTTTTTATAATCTCCATACACTACTGGAAAATAGTTACCAGAAGCAGATTGGTATTGTGGTATTTTAATAAAATCTATTGGGGTAGCAGACGCTATAACTATAGTTACTTCCTGCTTATCATTTACCTTTATATCTTTTACCCTTCCTGTGAATATTTTTAAATAATCTCCTGAGCTAATAGAACCAACTTTTGAATAAACCACTACTTGATGATTCATATAGAATCGTGTTCCGTTAAATATTTCTGCTGACAATTTAGCACTATGGTTAGATAGAGTGCCGTTGGTACAAGTAATAGTCATATTACCAGTTTTAGCTGTACCTTTTTCAAGGTCTATGGATTCTCTAATGGTGGGTTTGTTTATAATAAAAGAGTTGTATTTTGTATCTCCACTACCAACTTCTTCTGTCCCTAGTCTAATATACTGAGTATCTACAGAGCCGTTTGTATAAGTGTTGTTTCTTATTTCAAATAACCAAGATTCTTGAAATGCGCCCCCTTGAAGCGCTGTCTTGTAATTACTTTCTAACGTTAAAGCCATTACGCAAGATTTCTACCCAAGCTATTTTCTAGCTGTGGAATTAACGTATCTCTTACAAATTCTTCTGTCCCTAATATGTTTCCATTTAAGTTAATAACAACTCCAGAAGCACTACCTCCACCTCTTACGTTTGGAGAGCCTAAAGGAGTAACCGTTACACGTTCTCGCATCTGTGGATTATCTCCAACTTTAATATACTGTGGACTACCTGCTATAAAATCTGTTCCTAAAGCTGCAGACTTAGCAGAATCTATCTGAGATTTAAACTGCGCAACTTTAGTCATACCAGCAGCAAAAGCACTAAATGCTTTTCCGTATTCCCTGTTTGCCATAAATTCAGTAAATGCCAATATCATATTACCTATAGCTAGGGCTTGTCGCATTTTTAATAAACCTATAGTTACTTCTTTGTTGCCTTTACTAAATTGCATAGCTGCTGCCGACAGGTCATCAAATCCTTTGATAGTGTCAGTATGTTCTTCTTTAAACTTAACCATTCCCTCTACCATCTTTTGCAAAGGAGTTTTATCGTCTGGCAAAGGAATACCTGCTTCTTCTGCGTACAATCTTATTTGCTCTCTAAAATTTTTAATGAAATCGATAGTTTCTTGATTTTCGTTAAAAGATATTTTTCCACTAAATATTCTTTCTAAAATATCTGCAAACGGCGACACATCTTTCATTTCTCCCGTTTCTCCTAAATCTCCAAATGAAGTTGCCATAGCAGAAGCAATATGTTCAATCATAGGCGTTCCTTCAAAAACACTATTTATTTCTTCGGGCGTTAAAATGGAATCTTCTAATAATTTATTAAGATGTCGTCTTAGGTTTGTTATAGGAACATTACCAGCGTCGTTGGTAAATTCAAAAAGTTTTTCATCAAACTTTCCTCCAAATTTACTAAAGCCGAAAGCCCCACTAGATTTCATAATATTTTCAATATTAATTTCAGGTAAATCAGTTTCCATCTGTTTTACGAAGTCATCAAAAAAGGTGCTTGGAGTTCCTTGTAACTCTCTAAGAGATTCGTTAAGCTCGTTTATTGCGTTGCCAGGATTCTTTAAAATAGAATCTCCAAAAGCTATTACTCTAGCTTCGTTTTCTTTATTAAAGAACTTTCTTAAATCTAAATCATCTTCAGCAAAACCTATTTCTTTCATTATTGTTAATATTTTGCTGTCTAATGCAGTTTCTAATAAATTAATTCCAGCAATAGCTCCTCTGCTTTCTTGGGAAATATTGGAAAAAAATTCATTAAATCTACTTTTTTCTGTGTCGTTAACAGTTTCTATTGCAGCAGTTCCTAAGTCAACTATACTTTTTATAAAAGGAGCAAGTTTACCTCCACCCGATTCCATCAAATCTCCAAAAGCAGAAGTAAGTCTTTTGAAAGACATACTTGTAGAATCTACATTTTCAGCAGTTCCTCCAAATTGGAGTTCTAATTCTTTTAATATTATAGATTGTGCTTTTGCAACTTCATTGCTTTTTACAAACTGTTTAATCATAGCTTTTTGCGTGTCAGTAAACTGAATACCAACTCTACTCAAAGCAGAAACCCCTAGCTTGGGGTCGTTTAATGCTTTACCTACCTGAATTGCTGTTTGTTGTAAGTCTTGTCCCAACGCTACGGATATATCCAAAATAGCTTTAGTAGCATCTTTAAATACATCTCCTTTAATTTGGGTAAAAGTTAAAAGAACTCCCTGCATAGACAGAATAGTTTCATCTCCAATACCTGTAAGTTTTTGCATTTGAGAAGCTAGTCCTTGTAGTTCTCTCGAAGATACTTTAGCAGCTCCCTTGGTTGACCTTAGAGTAGAATTAAGTTTAGCTACAGCATCTTCTTGTTGCATAAATGCTCTAACACTAGCCCCAAAAGTTCTATTAATTAAATTAAAACCAAAAGTAAGAACAAGTAATTGACTTCTTAACGTAGCAAGACTCAATCTCATCTTACCTGCTTTTCCTGTCAATCTAGTGAAAGATAGTCCTAGCGCATTAGTTCTTTTGCCTAATTTTTTTTCTGCTTTAGAAAGTCGTTTAGTTACATCTTCTAGTTTCTTTTGGGCAGTAGCTGCCTTAGTAAATGCTCTTGCTAACTCTTTATCTCCAGTTGCTTCGAACTTAATTTGTACTTTTAAATCTGTTGCTTTAGCCATCTTTACTCTTTTTGTATTGTTTCGATTGAATATAATTTAACATTTTTTCTACAATATTGCACTTATCAATCCATTTTTTTGGGTGTTTTCCAAAAGAACCTTCGTATGGAGGTACTCCCATCTTTTTACAGTAGATATATCTTTGTATATCTCTTTGTATATGTTTGTCTAAAAAATGGTTTTGGCAAGTAAAAAAAGGTATATGTGATTTTACAGCTTCGTGTAAATGGAATTTCTTTGAGCTTGTTTTATTATGTTCATCTACTTCTTCTTTTAGAAGTTTTACAACATACCAAACGTCCTCCATAGATGTAAAGGTGTGAATGCTGTTATTCTCTTTAAGAGGTAACTTAGCTTTATATGGAAAGGTAGAATATTGACAACCCTCACACCAATCATCTATCAATAGGTTTAGTTCGAGTGAGAGGGTTTCTATTCCCCCAAGCTATTAAATTCCTGAATAGCTACTTGGAGTTCTGCTCTATCTTCTATAGATAAAGACTTTATAAATTTATCGTCGCATTTCTCTACACCAGCTCTAATCCATTTTGTGCTTAAAGCGAATTGGTTTTTTAAGATTGCTTCTTTTCCGTTCATATCAAATTGTACGGAGTCCATACAGTTATCAAATTCATCTACGGACATTTCTTTGAGGGTGGCTTTTTTACCACTCTTGAGTGTTAGTTTTTTCATTGTGTTCCTTGTTTATGATTATGAAACAGTATTAGTTGCTTTAATTGAAAAGAACTTATTGGTTCCAGTAGCGTCTGCAACTGCTTTTTGTGAAATACTTAAAAACATTGCTTCCTCCTCTGAGAAAGTTACATCTGTCATAAGAGTGTGGTCTATATCTATACCAAATTTATTTGTACCAGACGCCATTTGTAAATCTACGTCTACGTGTCCAGCATCATCTGCTATTGATTGTCCTTCGAATGATTCAATAAGAGCTTTAGTGTTACCGTCGTATTTTACTACAGTATCTAGTGTAGATATTACTTCTGGTAATGCTCTTTGAATTACTTCATAATTTCCTGAAGCGTCAAAACCCATAAATTGAACATCGTTTTCAAGATTAAGACTAAATGATTTCATTACACAGTCAGCAACACCTGCTACTTTTGTTGTGCTAAAATCACTCATAAAATAATTATTGTTAAAATGCGCAGTTGACCCAAAAGTTGGAGCTGACGCAGGAGATAAATCTGGAATACAACCAGTTTTAAAAGTACCAGACATTTTAATTCTTCCTGATTCTTCGCCTATATCCCCACTAACGGTTAGAGATGTTAATACACACCCCTTAAATACCATACAATAATCTTCATCTACTGGGTTATCTATAACAACAGTAAATGTTAAGGTATTGTTTGCGTGTGAAGTTGTTGCGCCTATTTCAATAGCGCTTGGCTCATAATTGTTTGTTAATTCAAACAAATCATCTCCAGAGCTACCTGCTCCACTAACGTCTTGCGTAAGATTTTCAAGTAAAATAGGTAAGATAGTGCTGTCAGCTATTCCAGAAAACCCAATCTCTTTAACGGTAAGTTTATTTGATGTAAGTGTATCTACCTGCTTCAAGGTTCTTCCAGCTCCGTGTCTTACATCTACAACTTGCAATGGGTTTAAAGTCGGCATTTCTATCGAGTCGACATTAATTAAATTCATTGAACTTACAACAGCAGTACCTGCTACTGCTTCTTTTATAATTCCCAGTTGAAAACTTTTCGGGGAAACCGATGTTTTGCTAATAGCCATTTTACTTTACCTCTTTTTTAATTTTTGTTTTAACTTCTTCTAAATATTTTTTTGCCATTTCAGGCACTTTTTTTAACTCAACTGCATTTTTTGCGTTAAGTTCATACCAGTCAGAAGTTTCTAATCCTAAGAAACTTGGTCGCCTAGGCATTTTACCGTCTTTTAATTTATATGTTTTAGCCATAATTAATTCCTTACAATATAAAAAGAACCAGTCGAAGTTACAAAGAAATTATTATTAGAAGTAGCAAATCTTATAAATTTCTCGTGAACTTCTTCATAGAGGACAGGAACGTTGATTTTAGCGACAAGGATATTACTTAAATCTGTTTCATCTACGTCGTGTTCTATTGTTGGTTGCCCTGCATAGAAGTAAGGTATATCCCCTCCAGTTCTATTATTTATCAATACAGTTACTATTCTAGTAACGTCTTTATACATTTGGTCTAATGCTTTCTCATCTTTTCTATTAGTTCTTAAATAGTAAGTCATTTCTATGTCATACAAATTAATATAAGAACGAGTTCTCTTGTCTTGCAATGTTTGGGAGTTAGGAAAAATACGCAAAGATTTTGTGCCAATATCTTTAAATGCAGAATCAAAATAAGTAGGTAAAGCTCCTTTAAACTCTGCTCGAATCTTATCTCTTAACGGAGTTAATACCTTGTCGTATGTTATGTTATTGTAGGAGATAGCCATTATCTTACCTTACTTACCTCTATATTAAATAGTGCTTTTCTAAAACCTTTTTCATCTTCGTCATAAACTATTGACACAATCTGTATATCATATAAATCTATTGCTTCTAATAAACTATATAGTATTTCTTCAATCCTACTTACTTGTGAAAAAAAATGCTTTAAACTTAAATCTGTTCTTTTCCTATCTAAGTGATAATAATTTAAATCAAGATTGTATCTTTCTGGTATTGCCCTAATCATAGTTTCGTCTGAAAAAGAATTTTCTCCAGTTATAGTCATAAAATGATTTCCACGAAATTTAAAATCTGGAGTTCGGAATATAGGAAGCGCAGCTGAAAATTCATTTTTAATGGCATCTTGTATCCCTTCCTCTACGCTTACTTTCCAAGCATTAGTAAAAGAAACTGCCATTGTTAAACCTTATAGAATTGCTTAAAGTCTTTTCTACTCATTCTAACAGAACGAATAGCAGGATTATCTGTTTCCTCGTATAGTCCCATTACTTCTACTTCCCACTCATCATCTTGTG